AAAACGTTGCCAAGTACAAGTAATTCAGCTACTTATGCTTTATCAAACTTATCAAGAGTTGCACAGGATGCTCCTTATGGATTTATAGGTATTGCCAATAACTTAAACCCATTACTTGAATCATTCCAAAGATTAAGTAAAGATGCTGGAGGTTCTGGTGCTGCTTTAAAAGCAATGGCAACTGGTTTAATGGGTCCAGCAGGTATTGGTCTTGCTTTGGGTGCAGTTTCATCTATATTAGTCGCATTTGGTCCTAAAATAGCCGATTTCATTAATGGCACAAACGAAGCTACAAAAGCAGAAGATAAATTTGCACAAAGTTTAAGTGATGCAAGAGCAGAAGCAAGTGAAACAGGTATAAGATTACAAGCATATTTGACAATTACTCAAAATGCAAGTGTAAGTGATGAAAGAAGGGCAGAGGCATTAAAAGCGGTTAAAAACGAATTAGGGAAAGTAAATAGTGCGTATGCTTCAACAATTACAAATGTTGACCAAGCAAGAGCAGCGGTTGATCTATATACACAAGCATTGGTTGCACAAGCTATTACATCAAGATATATTGATGAAATTGCTAATAAGACAATTGCTTTAGCAGACGCAAATAAGCTAATATTACAATCTGGAAGGGAGTATTATAAGGTTTTAGAGATGACTTCTAAAATGGCTAATAGTTATTCCGATGCCTCTATTGTTCAAGCTGGTTCTATATCTAAAGCAAAGGATGCTAACATAGATGCTCGTAATGCTGCATTAGCTTTAAAAAGCGGAATAATTGGATTAAATACAGAGTTAACAAATACAATAAATTTAGCTTTAAATAACCCATTCTTTTTGTTAGATAAGGGTGCAAAGCAATTAGCTACATCAACAAAGCAAGTAGCTGATAATATACAAAGAATAGGTGGGGAAGCAAGGGAAATAAGTACAGATATGACTGCTCCTGTATTAATGCAAAGAGGACCAGCACCATCAATCACAAACCCAACTGGTAATGCACCTTTAGGTGGTAGAACAAGTGGTTACGATGCTATTAAATTAACAAGCGATATTAATGAGCAAACCAAAGCACAAGAATTATTTAACTTTCAATTAAAGCAAACACAAGAAATAACAAATTTACTTGCACCTGCATTTGATAGTGTTGTTCAAGCAATGGTTATGGGAGAAGATATTGGCAAGGCTTTGGAAGCAGCATTTAAGCAAATTGTCATTCAGTTGATTTCAATGGTTGCTCAAGCATTATTGTTTAAAGCAATTATGGCAGCTATAACAGGAGGAGGTAGTGAAATTGGCGGTGCATTAGGTGGGAATATGGGAATGGGTGGCGGTAATTTATTAGGTGAGTTCTTATTAAAAGGTTCTGATTTGGTTTTAGCAACTCAAAGAGCAAACAACAACTTAAATATTAGACGAGGCAACTAATGGCATACGAAATAAAATATACAATTACGGCAGCAACTAAATCAGATGTTACAAGTGTAGTTAATATTTATGAGGATGGTTACGCTGGAGCAATAATAGAATATCCTTGCATAAGTTTACAAATACAATATATCCCAAGAAGTGATGATACATTTGAGCCTATTTATGTTAGTCAGTTAAATCTTTCAATAGATGTAACGGATGATGTGGCTAATATGCCTGACTTTACTACTTTAAACGATAGAAAGTATTTTGTAAGAGTAACAAGTGGTGCTAATTTAGATTGGCAAGGATGGGTTTTAAGTGATAACGTTCAATATATATTTTCAACAGGTAGAAAAGAATTAGCTTTTAATGCTCTTGATGGATTAGGTATGTTAGAAAGAATACCTTTTTTTATTGCAGATGATACAACTTTAGTTGACTTATTTACTGCTATATTTTATATAAAGACTGCATTATTGAAGTTAGAGTATCCATTAACATATAATATAGTTAGTGGAGTAAGTTTTTATTCAGAAGATATGGATAATAGAACAGATGACCCAAGTGCTGACACATTAGGTCAATCATATATAAATTATGCAACTTTTATTGATGATAATCAAATAGCAACAAATTGTCTTGATGTATTAACAAAGATTGTTAGATCAGTTGGTTCAAGATTATTTCAAGCACAAGGGAACTTTTTTATAGTTCCTTTAACTCAATTTGCACAAGATTCATATTTTGTTACTTTTTATGATAGTGATGGGTTAGCATTTTATGACACAATTTATGATTCAACAGGTAACATTGAAGGATTTAACTCAAACACAAGTGGTTTATACTTTGTAGACAATAGTCAATTTAAAATAATTAGAAAAGGTTTTAATAAGATAAGATTTGACAAAGTAATTGAATATCCAAATAACTACATTACAAACTGGGATTTAAAGAATTTTACAGTTATAAGTCCAACTGAAAGCAATGCTTATTCTTGGGAAGAAGAAAGATTTGTAGACGGAATAATTTATGTTAAGTCATATCCTGAAAAAAGTTCTAATTCTTACATAATGGAGTATTCTCTTTCAAATCCTTTTACTGCTTTAGTTAGACCTATTAATTTACCTAAAGTAAATAATAGCGATGTATTGAATTTAAGTATGTCGGTTGCTGGATTAGGAGTTCCTGCAAGTGGACCAGATGCTTTATTTATACTTAAAATAATAGTTGATGATGGCATTGATTCGGTATTTTTAGATGATAATAAACAATGGGTAAATACTTCTTTTAATGACCATTACTATTTTTATCCATTTGATTCAACAGACCCTAAAGTTAACTTAGAATTGATAATGCCTTTGTTACCAATAGGAGGCGATTTAAGTATTGAGTTAATTTTATGTGATAATTCTGCTCCTTATTGGAAATCAACTGTTGGTTCAATTGAGGCAAGTAACTTTCAATTATCGGTTGAAACATATTTTAAGCAAGTAACAACAGAAAGTTTTATAACTGATTCAAATGAGTATGTTTTAGAGATTGACCTTCCTTTAGGTTTTAATGATGTAAACGATGGCTTCTTTTCATATAGAGGATTTTTAAGCGATGTAGATGGGTTAAACTTAAAGAATTGGTATAGACAAGAATATTTAGATGAAACATATAGAAGTTTAAGTGAGTTAGTTATTCAACAATATTCAAACTGCTTAAATAAGAACATTATTAACTTGGATGCTTCTTTTATGGGTATGGAAACAACGGATGGTAGATTTAGCGGTGCGATGAGAATAACTGCAAGTGATACTGACCCAGCACAAATAACTGTTCAAAATAAAAGTTATATAATAGGGAATTCAACAATAGACTTGCCTAATGATGTCATTACGGCTACTTTATTAGATATTAATCCAGATAATGTAGAAACCACAATGACTACAATTTACGATAGTAATAACTTGCCAACGGAGGTTACAGGTTTCTCTCACGTAAGGTCTAATGGTTATGTAACTAAAGAAGCTGCTCTTGTTGCTCCTTTAACAAGTAATGTTGTTTACTTACTTCAAGCAGGAGTTCCAGATGTTGGAGATTTCTTCTATCAAAGTGAGTTCTTAACTGTTGGATTTAATGGTGCGAATATTTGGTGGAGAGTTTTGGTTACGGATACTTACTCACAGGCTTATAGAATTAGCGGAGCAGGGGAAATATTAGAAACATTCGGATAATTGATTAAATTTGTAATATGGCAGCAGTAATTGGAAATAACGTAATGCTTTACTGGCATAATGTAGATGTAGACCCAGCAGAGGATGTTGCGTTTGCTTGTAGTACAACTTGTGCTTTTAATGTAAGCGTAGATCAAAAAGAGGTAACAAGCCAAACAAGTGCTTGGTTTAGAGAATTTAAGAACGATGTAGCTACTTGGAGTGTAACCTGTGATGGGTTGATTACTTTGACTGGCTTTTCTTATTTGTTTATGTTAGAGAAGCAGTTAGCAAGAGAACCAATAGAAATTAAGTTTGTGGTGGATAATGGAGTTGATGGCTTGGTTATTATTAACGGAATTTGTAATATATCAAGTTTGGCAATAAACGCTCCTTATAAGGATGTGGCTACTTACAACGTAAGTTTACAAGGTACAGGAGCATACAATACAACAGGAACAAGCGTAAGTCCAGAAGGAATTATCATAGTAGGTGCAAACCCTGTTTTAACAAAAGGTTACACGGCTGCTGGTGGCGAGACATCAATTACTTTTGCGGACACGATAGGTTATGCTTGTCTTTACGTTTCAAGAGGTGGTATTGATGCACAAAGCATTTTAACAAGTGGAACACCAACAGGAGATA